GCGATCAGCCGAACAGCCGCAGCTTGCGCGCCCGCTCGAGCGCGGCGATGCGCTCGCCGGCGAGGCGTCCGTTCTCGACTAGGCTGGCGAAATGCTGCTGCAGTCGCTCCGCGAGCTTCAGCATGAGCCAGAGCCGCTCGCGCCCCTCGACGTCGCGTGCCGGCGCGCGGCGCCATTCGTCGATGCACTGCGCCTCGAGCGCGGCGAAGGCCTCCTCGACGAGCGGATCGGCGAGGATCGCCTGGGCGCGCACGCCGCGGCGGATCTCGTCGTCGGCGGTCATGATCCTCTCCGTCCGCTATCGGGTTTGGTGCGGCGTCCGGCATAGCCGCCGTGCGCCGCCTTGATGTTCTGCTCGCGCGCCTTCACGCCGGCATCCATCCCGGCGCGGATTCTCGCGGCCGCGATCTCGGCGCGCGCCGCGATCTCGGCCTTGCGGATCTCGGCATCGGCCATGATCCGCGCGCGCGCCATCTCGATCTCGGGTTGGACCGTGGCGCGGTGCAGCGCAGCCTGCGCCTGGATCGCGAATGGATCGGGCGGCGGCGCTGCGGCCGGCATCGGCGGCGGCGCGGTACCCGGATCGGTGTAGTAGCTCTCGACTGATCTCAGGCCCGACGCCTCGACCAGCTTCGCCAGCTTGTTGTAGACGTTGCGCGCGGTGACCAGCGGCCCAGCGACGCCGCCCTGGAGCTGGACGATCTTCTCGTCGAGGTTCAGCAGCGCCATGAGATGCATGAGCTGCTGGTCGCGATTGCCGGTGCCGAGCCCGACGGTGACGGTCATGTCCATCCGCTCGTCCCACTCGCGCGGGTCCATCGAGACCCAGCTGCCGCGCAGCCTGATGATCTTCGCCCGGTCCTGGTGCTTGCAGACGAGCTCGAGCACGCGGCGGAAGGCGCGCTTGACGCCGGTCTCGGCGAAGATGCGGGCGATCAGCTCGAGCCGCTGCTGCGCAGCGTTCTGGATCGCGCTGATCCCGGTCGCCGTCTTGTTGAGCGTGTCGGCGTCGAGCCCCTGGTTGTAGCGCGTGACGCCGGTCCGCTGCTCGCGCACGCCGTCGATGTACTCGATCATCGAGAAGGCTTCCGCGCCAACCGGCACCGTCGGGATCGGCACTAGCGCCGCGGGGTTCTTGATGCGGACGACCCCGCCAGGTCGCCGGTTCAGCAGATCGTCGAGGTTCACCTGGCCCTCGACGGCACCGATCTGCGGCGCGTTCGCGAGGTAGATCGAATCGAGCGCGCCGCGCCACAGCGTCGACTTCACGACCTGCAGGTCCATCGCCTGGTCGGCGACGGAGAGGCCGAAGAATTTATGCGGCATCGGCACCGGGGTGAGCGCCGCGAAGGGATGGCTGTCGACCTCCTCGTTGTCGAGGACGACGCTCGCATCGCCGCCGGCGACGGTCACCTTGCGCAGTTCGGCGAGCCCGTCGCCGTCGTAGTCGACGCGCAGGTAGCACTCGGTCACCCAGACCTCGCGCATGGAGCCGTCGACGGGCGCGCCGCCGCGCCACGGCAGATCGTCCTCGTCGCGGAAGCGCTCGGTCCGCTCCGGGGCGAAGTCGCCGTCATCGTCGCTCGCCAGGCTCTGCACCTTTGCCTTCGCGTAGCCCATCTCGAGCAGCTCGGTGATGGTGCGCTTGACGCGATGGCCGACGAACGGCGCCTCGTCGAGGCTCACCGCGCGATGATCGATGAGGAACTCGTCGGGCGGCACCGGCATGATGCGAACGCGTCCCTCGCGCGTCGTCCGCCGAAGAACCACGTCGTGGAGGAGAGGCATCGGGGGCTGCCGCGGCGGCGCGGGCGCGCCGAGGGCGGGCGCGAGCGCTGCCGCCAGGGTTGCGGCAGCCCCCGTCCCGGACGGCGGCGTCGGCGCGGCGTCCGCGCCCGCTGAGCCGGAGGAGGGCGGCGAAGCGGGGTCCGGGTATTCGCGATGACTGATGATCTCGTTGTCGAGGTCCTCGGCGAGGAGGCGGTACTCGTCCTCGGTGAGGCCTTCATAGGCTTCGCGCGCCGAGTTCTCGGCGCGCTCCCACCAGATCTTGACGACGCCGGCGCGCTTCAGCAGCGCGTCCTTGAACCAAGAATGGAAGACGGCAAAGCCTTCGTTCTGCTGGTTCCAGATCCAGTTGACGTAGTCGGTCGCCTGCGCCGCCGCGCGCTCGTCCTCGGGCCCGGTCGGCTCGAACCGGACGACCTCGTCGCCCGACGCGAAGACGCGCATCAGCGAGGGCATCATCGCGTCCACCGCCTCGGCGACGTCGCGGCTCACCACCTGGCTGCGCCCGTCGAGCTCGTTGCCGAACGGCTCGCCTTTGTAGAATCGCTCAGCCTGCAGCCGCTCGCGGGCGAGCCGCCCGCCTTGCCAGCCGATTGCCCCCTGGATCTTGGCGGCGCAGACCGCCTTCAGGTCGATCTCCGACATTTTCGGCATGAGTGTCCCTCCGCGGCGCGAGAGGCTCGCGCCGGTATGCTCGAGATTTCGAAAGGATGGGCTTTCGGGCGGGCTCGCCCGCTACATGATCCCTGACGGCGGGTACTGGAGCGGCTTCCTCCAGGCGCCGCCTTCGACTTCGGCGAAGCGCAGCATCATCATCGCGTAGCGCGACGCGCTGAGCAGATCATCGCCGAGCTTCACGACACGGCCCTCCTTGCGGTGATAGAGCCGGAACTCCTCGAGTCAGTCCTCGAGGTGGCGAAACACCTTCCAGCGCCCCGTCTGCATCCGGCCGAGCATTTCGAAGAGGCCGGCCTCGACGCCGCTCGAGCCGTCCTCGAACCGGGCGTGCTCGGGGAGCAGCGGCAGGCCCTGGCGGCGGTACTGCTCGGCGAGCGGCTCGCCCGAATCCTTCGAATGCTGCAGCCCGTCATGCGGCCACGCCCAGGGCAGCCACGTACCCCAAGGGCGAAGCGCCGCTGCGTGGATCACCGGCGTCGCCTCCTTTACCCGGTAAGCCGAGGTCACGTAGATGCAGTCCGCGTCGCGATCCCACGCGAGGCGGACCGCAGCCGTCGGATGGTCCCACCCGAAATCCAGCCCTCCGATCTGCGGCCAATGCGCCGGAATGTCGAAGGCGTCGACCGCAAGCGTCGCTTCCTCGATCGGGAAGATCCGCCCGGAGCCGAGCGACGGGATGCCGCGGGCGCGCGCCTCGCGCTCATGCGGCGGATAGGCGGCGACGATGCGGGCGCGCTCCTCGGGGGTGTAGTGCAGCGCATCGTCGATCGACATTTGCGTCACGTGGCGTTCCGGCGTCGGCTCCTGGAGGAAGCGGCGGACGACTTCGGACATGCCGAGGATCGGTGTGAAGGTGAGGGTGACCATGCCGCCGGTCGCGTTGGTCCGCGTGAGCCCCTCGTGCTGTAAATATCGGCCGGCGGCTCCTCGTCGAACCAGATGCGGTGGAGCGTCTCGCCCTGCCACTTCTCGCGGCCCTTCTCGTAGAACTTCAGCGCGATCGTCGAGGTCCCGCCGGAGACGTGGGCGATCTTGATCGTGTCGGCGAGGCCGGCCACGCCGCGCGCCGCCGAGATATCGAGGATGGCGTCGCCCGGCAGCGCCCCGGTCCCGCGCGCGCCGGGCCGCCCGAGCAGCAGCCGCTGGACGTTGTCGCGCGTCGACTCACCGGTAACGCCGGCGCACCACGACACGGTCGGCGCGTCGAACCGGCGGCCGCGCCACCACGGCGGATAGCGCCCGGTCGCGTGCATCGCTTCCTCGCTGGCGCCGGCGCGGGTCTTGCCGAGCTGGTTGCCGGCCATGAAGAGGCGCTCGCGATGGCGGGCGCCGGCCTCGTGAAAGGTCTCCTGCTTCGGATAGGGCCTATAAGTCGCGAGCTGGTTCGACGCCGAGCGCGCCGCCAGCCGCGCCTCGAGCCGCCTCAATATCTGCGAGCCAAGTGCGGAGCTGAACGATGGCTGCGGCAAGCTCCGCATCGGTTAAGCCCTCGACCGGGTCTGGGGTTGCAACTTCTTTGGGCAGGACTGCCGCGACGAGGCGCAGATAGTCGACGGGCTTGTCGCGCCGGACCCGCTCGATCACCTCGCTCCCGTGGCGGGCGAAGTCCTCGGCGAGTGTCGCAAGGAGCCGGGCGGTGCGCGGCGTCGTCGTCTCCGGCTCGGCCGCCGGGGGCGCGGCCTCGGCAGCCCGCTCCGCCGCCTTTGGTCGTCGTGCCGCGGTCGCACGAGGCCGTTGGGGCGCAAGTTTCAGCGTCCTTGCCATCGCCACCGCCCTTGATCTGGAAATGCAAAACCCGCCGCGGCAGGGCCGGGCGGGCGCAAATTTCGAACGTGCTTAACTGTGGATGTTTCTCTCGGCGCTGTCAACTGCAATTTTTCATCGCCGCCCCGGCTTGGAAACCGCGAGTTCCTACACCTTAAAGTCTAGCCCCGAGGGGTCATGGCGTCGGCACACTGGTTGCAGTTTAGTGCTGCGGAGGGGAGGAAGCCGATGGCGATGGATCCCGAGTTTTTCACGCCGCGTCACGCCGGGCAGCTCGCGCAGGAGCCGGGCCTCGAGTTGGCGCGTCGCGCGCTGCTGGCCGCGGTCGACGCGGCGCTGGCGCCGTATGATGAGCGCGTCGAGGCCGCCGGGCCCGCATTGCGCATGCTGCGCGCGCTGTGCTTCGAGGCGAGCCCCGGCGAGCTGATCGGGCTGTCCTTCCCGCTCGGACGGGAGGCGATGGTCGAATGTCTTGGCGCGCCCTGCGGTACGTGGCTTCCCTACGCCGCCGAGCTCGGCGTCAGTGACGAGCGGCTGGTGCTGCTCGGCTGGCCGACCGCGACCTGCCGAGACATCCGCGACCGGCTCGGCTGACCGCTAACGGATCGAATTCCATGGCTTGCCCGGCGCCGGCGCGACCGGCGGCTTCTGGTACCCCGTCCGCGCGGTCTGCTCGTCGGCGGATTGGTTGAGAATGCGATAGGCACGGGTCACCGCGTTGCGGCACTCGGACTCGCTGCCGTGCACGTTCTCGTTGGCGAGCATCACCTGCTTCTTCGCCGCGGCCGTCTTCGCGGGATCCTTCTCATGGGCGACGCGCGCCTTGAGCGCGGGAAGGTCGTCGATGCAGTCGGCGAGAGCCGGAGCCGAGCCGACGATGATGACGAGGGCGGCGAGGGCGAACGAAGAGGCAAGACGCATCGCGAAGCTCCCTGGCTGCGGGCGGTAGGGCCGTCTCGGCGCGGCAAGCTGCGCCGGGACGAGACCTAGGACCGCCCTACCGTCGCGCGAGCGGCTAACGGCATGATGCGCCGATTGTTCCGCTCTCTTCGCGCACGACGGGAGCGGTCTGAGGCGGCCAGGCCCGGCCGGCTCGGCGGGCCGCCCGCATCGACGTCAGCCGGGCGGGGCCGGTGTCGTCCGGGCGCCGGGCGGTGGTAACGAGACCGACCGTCGCGGCGCCGCGGCATAAGGTGCTTGCGGCCGCGAGGATGTGCGAGGGATCGGGGCTGGGCAGTGACGAGTGTCACATCCGGGGTGTTCGCTCTCCGATGCCCTTGCCGCGAGGGCCTTGCCGAGGAGATTTCCCACATGGCCCGTTCGACCCCGCCGGTCCGCTCCGGCTTTCCCCGGTCCGACCCGTTCGAGCCGCACCAGCCCGGCATCGACATCACCCGTCAGGGCAACCGAGATCGCGGTGGCGCGCCGCGCAACACGGGCCGTGCGCCCGACCCCAAGGACGGCGAGCGGAACTCATCGGGTGGCATGGAGAGCGATCGAAAACGCGCCCCGCCCGGTATCGGACGGGGCGCATCGTGACGCCGGGGTGAGGGGGACCCTGCGTCCGGCGGGGATCGGCTTTCGACGGATCGGAAAGCGAACGCCCCAGAAGGTTCTCGAGCCGGGGCTGACGGAGGCTTGCGGACCAAAGCCGCCTCTTGACCCGGCGAACGTGCTTAGTGGCGGCACTATCGCAGAGCGTTAGGGGCGGTACTGTGACCGTCATCACATATTGCTGCGCCGCTCCGATGCTGCGGCGGCGTCGGCGCGTCCGCGGGCCCTC